CACATTATAAATGTAGTGCGAGATCGCCTAGATGGACGGGAAATTGTAGATACTTTACTAGCTCTTCAAAAAGTTTACCAATTTCAAGCTATTGGTATTGAAGAAATGATGATTTCTAAGTCAATCGGCCCGTTTTTACGGGAAGAAATGATTAAATCTAATAATTTCTTGAATATTATCCCACTAAAACCCCACAAAACTGATAAACAAATGCGAGCGCGCTCTATGCAAGCTCGAATGAGGGCAGGTGGAGTCAAATTTGACAAGCAAGCTGACTGGTACATGGGGTTTGAAGATGAATTAATGAAGTTTCCCCGAGCAAAGCATGATGACCAAGTTGATGCTCTAGCTTATCTTGGCTTAATGATTGATGAATATATACCGGCCTTGACTGCCAAGCAGCAAGCTCAACAAGACTACGAGGACGACATGGAAGAATCAGGAATGTACGAGCAAGGCCGATCTGTACTGTGCGGATACTAAATGAATCCATATGAACTAATTTCAAATGTCAACATTGCTGAGTCTCTTAAAGAAGAACAACTACTAAAAATTGGTAGTGATGCTGTCAAGGGCTACGATGCTGACAAACAATCACGAGAAAAGTGGGAACGCAAGGTAAAAGAGTATTATGATCTTGCTCTTCAAGTAGCAAAAGAGAAATCTTTTCCTTGGCCTAAAGCTTCCAACATTAAATTTCCTCTTATCTCTACCGCAGCTATGCAATTTGGTGCTCGTGCCTATCCGACACTAGTTCCAGCTAACGGTAAAATTACTCAAATTAAAGTCTTTGGTCAAGACCCCCAAGGTGAAAAAGGAAAACGTGCTAAACGTATTTCTGCTCACATGGATTACCAACTTACCGTGCAAATGGAAGATTGGGAAGAAGATCAAGATAAACTACTACTAATGCTTCCCATTGTTGGGGTGGCTTTCAAGAAAACCTACTATGACTCTTCTCGGAAGCGTAATAAGTCTTGTCTGGTATTTCCTCAAAATCTTGTCGTCAATTATTGGACAAAAAGTCTTGAGGATGCTTATAGAGTTACTGAAGTTCTATATTTTAATCGAAATGAAATTAAAGAAAAGCAACTCAAAAAGATCTACAAAGACGTTGTACTAGGTGAACCTACTCTTGAAGTAGATACAGATAATGAAAAACGGGATTTCCAACCATCACAAGTTGATGGTGCTACTCCCTATAAGATCTTAGAGCAACATACGTATCTCGATCTTGACGAGGATGGTTACTACGAACCGTATATTATTACCGTAGAATACCATTCCAAGAAAGTGCTTCGTATTGTTGCTCGATTTAAAGAGGACGGAATTGAAACTGATGCTGATGGTCAAGTCGTTTCTATTAAAGCTGACAACTATTACACAAAGTTTCCGTTCATTCCTAACCCCGATGGTTCATTCTATGATCTCGGTTTTGGACATTTACTTGGGCCAATTAATGAGTCTGTTAATACAATTATCAATCAACTTGTCGATGCTGGTACTCTTCGCAATCTTCAGTCTGGTTTTCTTGGTAAGGGCATACAGATTCGCAAAGGTAGTCAACCGTTCCAACCCGGAGAGTGGAGACAAGTAAACGCGATAGGAGACGATCTACGCAAGCAAATCGTTCCTCTTCCTAGTAACGAGCCATCGACTGTTCTTTTCAATCTCCTAGGGCTTCTCATCCAGTCTGGTAAGGAACTAGCTTCTATTGCAGAGATCTTTGTTGGTAAGATGCCGGGTCAAAACACTCCGGCCTACACAACTAAAGAAACAGTAGAGCAAGGTATGAAACTCTTCACCGCTATTTACAAGCGAGTGTACAGAGCACAGACAAAAGAGTTGAAGAAGATTTATGAGTTAAATAAATATTATCTAGATGAACAAGAGTATGTTTCAATTCTAGATGAACCAGTACAAGCATCAGATTATCAAGCACCACCAGATGATCTAATGCCAGCAGCAGATCCATCAGCTTCCAGTAACACAGAAAAGTTATCAAAAGCTGAAGCACTAATGCAACTTCTACCTCTTGGTACAATTAATCCAATGGGTGTTACAATGCGTTGGCTGGATGCTCTGGATGAAACTAATCCACAAGATTTGATTATTCCTCCAGAACAACAACAACCTCCACCAGATCCAAAGGTGGAAGCAATGAAGGCTCAATCGCAAATTAAAATGCAAGAGTCTCAAGCAAAGATGCAAATGGATCAAGTCAAGGCCGCTCTTGAACAACAAGAGAAGACCATGAACATGAAATTTGAACAACAGAAGATGGAAATGCAACTTCAGTATGATGCTATCAAACAACAACTGGATATAGAAAAAGCCAAACAAGATGTTCAAGCTGCACAAATGAATCATCAACAAAAGATGGTTCATACACATGAGAAACACCAGCAACAACTACAGCACCAAAAACAAAAGCCGAATTCTTCTAAGGAGAAATAACATTTGGTAACTTACGCAGATTTTGAGAACTGGAAAGCAGATCCGGTCACAAAGAAGTTTTTTGAATCAGTTCAAGAGCGAATTGAGCAAGTAAAAGATACTTTAGTGCAAGATGCCGGGAAAGAACCCGCAGATGATCGTTATTACTGTGGTTATGCACGGGCTTGTTATGACATTCTCGACACCGAATTTAAGGATGAAGATTAATGGAATACTTTCCGTGTGGGCATCGACTACTGATTAAACCAGTAGAAATTGAGCAAGTAGATGAAGCTTATGCAGTGGCTCGTCGTATGGGACTAGAGATCCCAGAACTAGATGGTAAAAAGATTGATAAAAATGCAGTCAATCAAGGCACCATTGTTCGACTAGGACCAAACTGCTGGAAAGCTTTCGACGATGGTACTCCTTGGGCCGCAGAAGGCGACCTTGTACTGTACGCTCGATATGCAGGAACTAAAGTAAAGAATGGTGAGGAAGAGTTCCTTATTTGTTCTGATGAAGATGTAGTGTGTGTAATTAAGGAGTAATAGAAATGGATGAGAATCTAGAACCACAAGAAGTAAAGACAGAACAACCAGCACCAGAACTTTCTCCAGTAGAACAACGTGCCCTTGATATGGGCTGGCGTCCAAAGGAAGAATGGGATGGTGAAGAAGCTGATTTTATTTCTGCGGAAACCTTTGTAGCTCGAAAACCTCTTTTTGATAAAATTGATTATCAGAATAAGGAACTCAAAGAAGTTCGTAAAGCCCTCGCTGCTCTCCAAGAGCACCACATTCGTGTAAAGGAACAAGCGTTCCGCGATGCTTACGCGACGCTCAAAGAGGAGAAGAAAGCCGCTCTTGCAGAAGGAGATGCTGACCGACTCATTGAAGTAGATGAAAAAATTGCCGAACTTCGTACTCAAGAGATTGAGCAAAAGGCAGTTAATAACACACCACCAAGTCAACAACTAAATCCAGCTTTCGTTTCGTGGGTAGAAAAGAACAGTTGGTACGTTGACGATAAGAAGTCAGAACTACGTGCTTACGCTGATGCTGTAGGTATTAAATTTGCAAAAGAACATCCAGAACGTAACGATCCAAATGATCTACTAAAGGAAGTTGAAAAGCAAGTTAAACTTCGTTTTAAAGAATATTTTACAAACGAACGTAAAGATCGTCCTTCCGCAGTGGAGGGGTCTTCAGCCCGTACTTCTCAAAAGAACAAGGACTCCAATGATGACTTCGTACTTTCAGAGGATGATGAGCGAGTAATGAAGAAATTTGTTCGGCAAGGTATCATGACTAAAGAGCAATACATTGCAGAACTAAAGGCAATTTCAAAAGGAAACTAATCATGGCTAGAGAAGCTGTTAACCGCCCCCGTCGGGCACCTGTAGATGGACCTCGATCAAAGATGGCAGTACGGGGAAAAGATCCCAATTTCGAGTATTACATCGCAACTGATAAAGATGGCCGAATCGCTGATCTAATTGATCAAGGTTGGGAAATCGTTGATGATAAAGACGTAACTATTGGCGACCGCCGCGTATCCCGTCCTTCGGAAGAAGGCACCCCACGTACTGTTGATGTAGGTAACGGAGATGTAGGTTATCTTCTACGCATTAAAAAGGAATGGTGGGAGGAAGATCGCAAGGCTAAAGAAAAGGTTGCTGCTGAAAAAGTTGTGTCTTTGAACGCACAAGCTCAAGAATTTAAAGACGGCATTTCTAACGCGAAATTTGCAATTACTCGTGAATAAATCGTTTCTCTTCTTGACCTCTGTGCTGATTTTTAATTTAATACGGAGGTTTTAAAATATGGCAAATTATCTTGGCGGCGCAACTCCAATTGGCTCGTTCGCTGATGGCCTAGATGGCATTCTTCACCGTTATGTTGCAGGTGGTAACCTGTATCCCGGTGACTTTGTAAAAATGAATGGTTCTGTTACTCAAGTTTCTGTTGGTAACAACCCAATCAATCTAAAACAAGTTGTTTCTGCTGCTAATACTACGAATGAAGGTTATGTAGGTGTTGTTATCGGTAAGATGGTTTCAACTAACCGTTCAGGTGCTAGCCCAACGCTAGATACTCCAACGGGTACTACGGCTCCTATTGCTTCTGGTGATATTGTGTACGTAGCAGATGATCCCAGCCTATTATTTATGATTCCTTGTGATGGTGTTGTTACTGTTGCAAATCTAGGTCTAAATAGTCAAGTAACTGTTGGTACTGGTTCTGCTGGTCGTTCAACCATGAAGGTTAACTCAGCTTATCTAACCGCAGGTACTAATGCTGCTACTGCACCACTGCGCATTCTAGACATTATTGATGCTCCTGATAATGATGGTACTGGTGCTACTTCAGGCACCGTTGTTACTGCAAAAATTAACAACCATCAACTTAATCCTGCTACTGGTGTGGCTGGTACTTAATCTAACAAGGAGAATATATAAATGGCTATTCAAACTTCAGCACAGTGGGCAAAATCGCTTTGGCCCGGTATTAACAAGTGGTACGGCGATGAATACAATCAGTATCCTGTCGAATGGGAAAATATCTTTGACAAGGAAACTTCAACCCGTCAGTATGAAGAAGATGTTGGTATCGCTGGTTATGGTCTGCTTCAGGTCAAGCCAGAAGGCTCACCAATCTCTTATGATTCAGCACGGCAAGGTTTCACTACCCGTTACAACCATATCGTTTATTCACTAGGTTTCATCATTACTCGTGAAATCTTTGATGACGATCAGTATGATGTAGTTGGTAAGCGGCGCGCTCAAGGTCTTGCTTTCTCTGTTCGTCAGACTAAGGAAGTTATTGGTGCTAACGTTCTTAACAACGCTTTCTCAAGTTCATATGTAGGTGGTGACGGTGTAGAACTTATTTCTAACGCTCACGTTAACGTCTCAGGTGGTACTTGGTCAAATCGTCCAACTACATATGCTGACCTTAGCGAAGCATCACTAGAACAAGCTTACATTGATATTGCTAACTTCAAAGATGATCGTGGTCTGCGTATCGCTGTGCTTCCAAACAAGCTCATCGTACCAGTACAACTAACCTTTGAAGCAGAGCGTATTCTAAAGACTGCTCAACGTGTTGGTACGAGCAACAACGATATTAACGT